GGGAGCCCATTGTGGACTGGTTCAGCAAGATGTGGGACCGCATCCGGCCTTACGTACAGCCCCTGATCGACGGCTTTAATTTCGTCTTTAGCCGCAAGGCGATGCCCATGGTCAGCGGTCCTGGTGGTGCGATGCCATCGGGCGTGCCAGGTGCCTTTCCCAGAGTGGCTGCTGCCGCTGTAGGTGGGGCCGGTTCCGGTGACGCGGGTTCTGCACCAGGAGGCGGGCCTGCAGCGTGGCGCCAGCAGTTGATCGCCGGCGCTGGGCGTGTTGGGGCGACGGCAAACATGAAAGGTGAGATGGTGGTGCGTTTCGAGGACGCGCCGGCCGGGATGCGGGCCGATTCGGTCCAGTCGAATCAGCCGGGGCTAAACATCACGCCGAAGGTCGGATATCGAACACTGGGACGAAACTAATGAGTGACTGGAAAAAACGCCTTCAACCGGCCTCCTTCCGTGGGGTGCCGTTCCGTGTCGATACCGAAACCATGCCCGTGGGCCGGGAGGTCGTGATCTTCGAGTATCCGGGCAAGGACAAGGTGCGCACTGAAGATATGGGGCGCAAGACGCGCCTCATTCGATTTACTGCCTTCGTCATTGGCGCGACGTGCTTGGATGAGCGCGATGCTTTGCTAGCAGCGCTGGATAAACCGGGCGAAGGGGAGTTGATTCATCCCTGGTATGGCCGCATGAAGGTAACGGCCACCAGCGACTGTACCGCCAGCCATAGCAGGGAAGAGGGCGGCGTCGTTCGTTTTGAGCTGGTGTTCGTGGAAGCCGGTGAGTTGGGGTTCCCCACGGCGACCACCAACACAAGGCAGCAAGTGCAGACGTCTGCAAACTCGTTGAAGGCATCCGCACTGAGCCGGTTCTCCCAGGCCATGGCAATGGTGAATATGGCGAGGGTAAAGGTCTCAGCGATTCAGGCGAATGTTGCGGCTGTCTACGGCGCGATCAATAACTACATCAAGCCCTTATCTTCGCTGTTTTCATCCAGTGCTTCCATGCTCGATGCCTTGATGAATGCACCCTCATCCTTCGGGGCAATGGTCTTTTCGACCCTGGCGGATCTGGAGCGTCCATTCAGTAGCTTTGGCAGTTCCAGCAGCGCAGTGTCGGGCAGCGCAGCGGCCATCACGGCGCTGGCCCAGGCGCCGGTATCAGGGGGACAGGATGCGCAGGGCGTGCAAACTGCCCTGGTTGCATTGATGCAGGACGCCGCGACTTACAACGGGATGATGGATGCCGCGGCCGTTCCGATCCCTGAGCCGCTTGTGGCCGCAAGCACCACGCCGAGTTTGGACGCCCAGGCCGCGACGGCAGTCGCGGTGACGGACGTGCCGGTGGCCGATGATATCGCTGCAGCACGGGATGAGCTGGGGGAAGCCATTTTTCAGTACGCCCTGTATTCACCCCTCGGGCACTACGAGACGCTGGACGCTGCGCGCCAGGCGGTGAATGCCCATCTCTCTGCCGTGGCGCGTGCCGGGGTGAGATTGCGCACGGAAACGCCGGCATCGACGGTGCCGGCTGTGGTGCTGGCCTACCGGCTCTATGGCGATGCCTCTCGCGGAACCGAGATCGTGGCCAGAAACCGTATCCGGCACGCCGGCTTTGTGCCGGCCGTTGAATTGCAAGTGGCGAGGGAGTAAATGGCTGATCGTGGAATTGTGACGTTGAACGTCAACGGACAGGACTACGCCGGCTGGATGGATGTCGATATCGGTGCCGGAGTCTTGCGTGTGGCACGTGATTTCACGCTGACGGTGACCTGGGATTGGCCAGGCAACCAGCGTGGCCAGGTACGTGTTCGCCAGGGTGATCGATGCGAGGTACGAATTGATGGACAGTTGGTCCTGACCGGCTATGTCTTCGGTACGCCGATCCGCTATGACGACAAATCGATATCGCTGTCGATCAAGGGGCGCGCCCTGACGGCTGATCTGGTGGACTGCTGCCCTGATGACAAGCCGGGGCAGTGGCGCAATCAGACCATTGAGAGTATCGCCCGTGCCTTGGTTAAGCCCTATGGCATTGCTGTCGTCAATGAGGCCGGCGACCGTACCCTCGTCAAGGATCATACGGTGAAGCCAGGCGAGACGGTCTTCGAGTCATTGGATCGGCTGTTGACCCTGTCGCGCTTGCTGGCCATGGATGACGGGCGCGGCCGAATGGTGATGGCCCGGCCAGGCAGTGCTGATCGGGCGCATGACCGGCTGGTGTATGGGGAGAACATCTTGTCCGGGGAGTCGGATCTCGACTTTTCGAACGTGTTTTCTGAATACGTGGCCAAGGGGCAGCAGTCGGGCAGCGACGATGACGACGATGAGGAAAACAGCGCGCAAGTGGCTGCTTCATCCCTCGATACCCGTGTGTCTCGCCATCGGCGCCTGGTCATCCGGGAGTCTGGCCAGATCACCAAAGAGCTCGCTCAATGGCGTGCAGATTGGGAGCGAGAAAGCCGCATCAGTCGTGCGCTCGAAACAACCTATGCAGTGCAGGGCTGGCATCAGTCCAATGGGGCATTGTGGCTACCAAATATGGTGGTGCGCGTGATCGATTCGCAGATCGGCTTTGATCGCGACATGCTGATCTCTGAGGTGAACTACAAGCGCTCCCGCTCGGCCGGTACGACAGCAGTCTTGAAGGTCGCGCCGCCTGATGGCTTCGAGCCGGAGCCAAATGACAAACGCAAGCGGATGAAGTTGAAGAAGTCGAAAGACGGCTTCGAATACCTGCTGCCTGCGGATTGGGAAAGGAATTCATGAGCAACGACAATCCAATCGCCCGGTGTACGGTGGTTCTCACCAAGCCTGGCCAGCGCCGCCAGCGCCTGCAGGTCAGCATTCTGGAAGGGGAAGGAAAAGACGACGTGGAGCTGTTCGAGCAGTACGGCATCACATCGATTCCGCTTTCCGGTGCTGGCGGCCTCGCGCTGTTCTTCGACGGGGATCGCTCTCACGCGGCCGTCATCATGCCTAGCGACAAGCGCTATCGGCCCACGGACCTGAAGCCTGGCGAAGTGGCCATCTACACGAACGAAGGCGCACGCATTGTCTTGAAGCAGGGGCGGATCATTGAAGTGGAGTGCGATGTTTATCGCGTCAAGGCGAAGCGCTATGAGGTGACCGCTGAGGAGGCAGTGAACATTTCCACCCATGCCTACGAGCTCGATGCATCGGGTACCGCCAAGTCTACCGGGCCGATGGAGATGCCGGAGGTGGTCGTCAATGGCTTCTCGATGGGAGGGCACTTCCACCAGGAGCACGATGGCCCGCCTACGAGCCCGCCAAAGTCAGGAGGTGGCGGATGATCCTGACGCTTTCTGAGGATGATCGGCGGGCAGTCTTGTGGCGTGCCGCCATGATCAGCCTCTTCAGTTGGCGCCGCGCCGATCCTTCCGATCCGAACGATGGGGCCGATCCACTTGGCTGGTGGGCAGACAGTTTCCCCACTGTCGCCGGCGACAAGATCGGTTCCCGCGTGTGGCTGCTGCAGCGCAGATCGATTACTGACGATGCGCTTCGTGATGCTGTCGAGTTCGGCGAGGAAGCCCTCGCCTGGTTCGTGTCGGACGGCCACGCCACCAAGGTCACCGTGACGGTAGCGCGAAGCGGTACCGAAGGCGTGACGATGCGTGCAGTGATTGATCTAGTGGGGGATGACCCGCTGCAGATCGAGATTGATGATTTTTGGAGGGTGCTCAATGCCATTTAATATTCCTGGCCTTGTGACGCTGATTAAGCGAGTGCGCGGAGATCTGGTGCCGGCGACCTCGGTCGGTGCTTTACGCAGAACAGATGCCGAGGTATTGGCCCGTGTGCATAGCGGTGTTGTCGCCGGCCTGTACCAACACCAGGACTACATTGCTGCTCAGAGTCTTCCTGATAAGTGCGACGAAGAGATGCTGCTGCGCTACGCGCAATGGCGACTCGGTCGCGGCTATCGTGCGGCGACCTATGCCACTGGCTGGATGGAGTGCGAAGGGCAGACCGATGCTCCCATTGACGCCGGCACTCTGTACCAGGCGCCTGACCGGAGTCAGGTGGTGGTGACGGCCGATACGGTGATCAAGGGCGTCACATTGGTTCCGATCCGAGCAGTAAGCGCTGGTGCTGCCGGTAATCTCGCGGGTGGTACGAAGCTAGCGGCCGTCTCTCCTGTGTTGGGTGTGAGCGATGAGGCCGTGATCACTTCGGCCGGAATGACGGGCGGTGTCAACCAGGAGACACTGGAGCAATTGCGGGCTGCGGTACTGCGGACCTATCGCATTCTGCCTCAAGGTGGCTCTGCAGATGACTACGAGACCTGGGCGCTGGAATATCCGGGCGTGACACGGGCCTGGACCCGGCGCAACTGGGTGGGGCCGGGAACGGTGGCCGTGTTCATCATGTGCGATGGCGCTGAAGATCCGTTCCCGAGTCCAGCGTTTTGCGCGTCAGTGTTCGATTACATCGACAAGAAGCGCCACGCCACGGGCGAGCTGTATGTGCTTTCTCCTACGCCCAAGCCTATCGTCTATCAGATCAAGCTCATCCCCGACACCGGCCCCGTGCGCTCGGCGGTAAGGGCTGCGCTGAAGGCATTGATTCTGGCTGAAGCATCCCTGGGCGTGACCTTGCCGCGTAGTCACCAGGACGAAGCGATCAGTGCTGCGGCCGGTGAGGAGGATCACCAGATGGTGGTCCCTGCCGAGAACGTGACGGTGTTGCGCCATGAGATCGCGACCTTTGGAGACATCCTATGGCTATGAGCGAAGCGGACTACCTGGAGCAGATGCGGCAGCTCCTGCCGCCTGGCCCGGCCTGGGATCGTGAGTTTTACGGGGGCGAGGTTGACCAGGTGCTGCAAGGGCTGGCGCCAGAGTTTGCGCGCATTGACCAGCGGGATGATGCCTTACTCGCAGAGATTTTCCCGCCGACGATGCGCGAGTTGGTACCGGACTGGGAAACGGTCATGGGCTTGCCTGATGAGTGCTTGCCTGATGCGCCAAGCTTCGAGCAGCGCAAGGCGGCTGTACTCCGGCGTCATATGGCACAGGGTGGCCAGAGTCTTCACTACTTCGTTGGCTTGGCCAGGGAGCTGGGTTATCCAGACGCAACGGCGTTTGAGTGGCGGGCGCCTCGGTTCGGACGGTCGCGCTTTGGTAAAGCCCGGTTTGGAACCTGGGCGGCGCAATTTATCTGGACGATCAAGTTGGGGCACCGACATGCCGGAGGGCGGCGCTTTGGCGTGGCGGTATGGGGCGAGCGGTTCGGCGCAAATCCGAATGAGGCTGTGGAGTGCGTGATCAAGCGATGGGCGCCGCCGTTCACGGTGGTGCTCTTCGAATATGAATAAAGGGAAATAAATGGACTATCCGAAATCCGTTGCAGGCGTGGGCCTGGTCAACGGCAAATTCATCGACGAGAACGAGCAGTCCGGGCAGCAGGGGTCGCTAATCCCCGCAGAGTGGGGTAATGGCGTTACCGATGAGATTCTGGCTGTTCAGGTTGCAGGAGGGCAGGCCCCCGATGAGAACAAGAGCAACCAGCTTCTCTTGGCAATCCAGAAGCTGATCCAGATGGGTGCTGGCGTCCTGGCATTTTCGATGGCAGATCTGCCCAAGCAAAACGTGGGTCCGATCATCGTGTCGGAGGCTGCGGAGATATGGCGCTGGTCCGCTAGCGCCTATTTCACTGGCTATCGCAGCCCGTTGTGTGGGCGGCCGGTTGATGGTCACACGTCGGTGCCATTGGCATCTGAAGTTGATGCAACCGGTGGCCTGTTGAGCAAGACGGCGTATGCCGCTCTATGGGGCTACGCTCAGGAGAATGGGTTGGTGGTGACGCAGGCTGTGTGGACCGCGAACCTTGGTGCTCACTTCTTCGTAGATGTAGATGCAAACAACTTCCGTTTGCCGGATCTGCGCAACGTGTTTCGTCGCTATACGGGTACTGACGCTGACACTGCAAACGCAAGGGTCTTGGGCTCGTATAAGGCAGATACGCTCAGAAATCACGTTCACTCGATTGGTCTGTCGGCAGCAGTTCAAGGCGGCACTGGTGGTTCGGCGATGCAAGGCGGCGGCTCGGCCATCTATTCCGGGGCAACAGGGACGGCAGAGACCGCACCTCGACACACCGCGTATTCACCTCGCATCCATACTTGATCCGGCCTGACGAGGCTCGGGCTGATCACTGTGTGTCAGTCGTCAATTTTCTGAAAGGTAACTAATGCGTTCGATAACCGTATACCAGGCAGATCCGCTGGGTTTTTTCCTGTATCCGACAGAAGCCTTTGAGCTGCCGTTGCAGCCGGGTGATTTTCATATCCCCTATGGAGCTTTGGCCGATGCGCCCGCCCCCGTGCCGCAAGGCCACGTGGCTCGCAT